GAGGTAATTTATTTTTTTATCCATTATAAGCAAATTAATAAAACAAGTAGAAATCAGCGTAAGTCCTTTGTTTACAATGAGTTAGCCTGGGTAGGCAGCATAAGTCCTTATAAAATAAGGAGTTATAAACTTTTTTACTTTTTATTAATTTTTTTCTTGACAATTCCTAGACAATTTTATAAAACCGAAAAAGTTATTATTTATTAATTTTTTTAGGAGATAACAAAATGAGTTTTTCGATACAAGTAGGTACATCGGATTATACATTCAGAGATTCACAAGAAGCTTTTGAAGAAGCAATACTCCATGGTTATTTGACAACAATAGACTATGAAGACGGAAAATATGCCGGTGAATGGATGTACATGCATACTATCGGCACTACTGATTATTTCAAGAATATCAACACAAGAAAATATTTAGAAATTCCTTACACTAATATTTAAAAAAGGAGATAGACAAAATGAAATTTGAAATCGCTAATTCTAGTTTAAAAAGGAAAGACAAAATACCAACACTACTAAGCAAAACAACAAAAACAGAAAAAACAGAAAAAGAGTATCCAGACTGGATTAATGTGTTGACTTATTTATACCCAAATAAACATTTATGTAAATTTAGTGACAATTGTTTTAGCACTTGTTTAAAAACAAGCGGACGTTTGCCTATGGCTAAAAAAGCCATGATTAAACGTACCAAATTACTTTACCAAGATAAAATGACTTTTATTAACACTTTAGAAATAGAATTGAGAAAAGCTAAAAAATCAGCAAATAAAAAAGGTAAGAAACTAGCTTATAGATTTAATGGTACTTCGGATAGATTTGACGAATTAAAACATTTATTAGACATGAAAGATCAACCCTTTGATCAAGCTTATGATTACACAAAAGATTTTAAAAGAGTACTAGATTATCAAGGTTATAAAGGTTATAACCTAACTTTTTCTTATGACGGATTAAATAAATTAGAAGCTAAGTTTTTACTTAAGAACAAAATAGCTAATGTATCCGTAGTTATGAATACCAAAAAAGATCAAGAATTACCTAAAACTTATAATTTAAATGGTGTTGAATATCCTGTTTTAGATGGGGATAAACATGACTTAAGATTCACAGAAAATAAAGGTTATATCATAGGATTAAGAGCAAAAGGAAAAGCAATAAAAAATAACGGTACTTTTGTACAGCCTACAAACTAAAGGATAAAACAAAATGAATTTATTTGACATTATTACGTCTACTGTGTTATTTATTTTTTTAGGTTTTACGATAATTTTATTAATGTTTTTATAAACTTTAGCGGAGACAAAAACCAATGAATGTACTAAGTTTATTTGACGGTATGAGTGGAGGCCAGCTGGCTTTACAAAAGGCAGGCCTTAAAGTAGACAAGTATTATTCGTGTGAAATAGACGAATATGCTCAGTCTGTCACAAGATACAATTTTCCTAACACTATCTTTTTAGGCGACGTAACAAAAGTTGACTTCAGCAAGCTTGAAGATATTGACTTGGTAATAGGAGGTTCACCTTGTCAAGACTTGAGCTTTGCTAAAGGTAACGGTAAAGGTTTAGAGGGGAGTAGATCTAGTCTATTCTATAAGTTTGTAGAAGCTATTGAAGTTTGTAAGCCTGAGTATTTCTTGTTAGAGAATGTGAAAATGAAGCAAGAATGGAAAGACATTATTTCAGACTTACTAGGGGTTCAACCTATCTTTATAAACTCGACTGATTTCTCAGCTCAGAATAGACAAAGGCTTTATTGGACTAATATACCGATAATACCTTGGACACCTTGTAAAACTAAATTCTATAAAGACATCAAAGAGACTAATGCTGCTGATAATTTCTACTACAGTCCTAAGATGTTAGCTTGGATAAAAAGACATGGTGAACGTAAGAATAAGAAGCTCAGGATTCAATCTGATAATGACAAGGTGCAAATGATAGAAGCTAGTCACTTTAAGGGTTGTAGTTCTCAAAGATTCTTCGGTATCGAGGATACTAAGGGTTTGAGGTACATTACACCTTTAGAATGTGAACGTGCTCAGACTGTACCAGATAACTACACCAGTAAAGGTATACGAGAATTAAAAGAAGTAAAGATAAGCAATACTCAGCGTTACAAAATGTTAGGCAACGGCTGGACGATAAACGTTATAGCCCATATCTTTAAATCACTTCAGAAAGGAGCAGTATAATATGAGTAATCCATACCGATATATGATGAAAATTAAGTATAACGAGGAAGCTAAAACCTTTATTGAAGCTTTAAAAAAACTAGGGAAAACTGAAGGCTTCAAAGTACGAGTCCGAGGTTCAGGTGCTAGAGCTAAACATTCACTTCAAGATTCTAATGGTTCAACTTCAAGAATGTATGATAACAGTCTGCCATTAAAATACGCGACTCATGTTAGACTTTATTTAGATGCACCAAAAAGTGACGGTGAAGAATACGTTGGCAGTGGTTGGATTGGACAAGATTGGAGATCACAGCTAAAGGAGGACGTATGCTAGAAACTATATTTATTATTAT